TATGCGGAAAATGTGGAAAATAAAAAACCTTGTATTTTCAACCGTTACGGTCAAATACAAGGTCACATTAATTTATTGGCGGAGAGAGGGGGATTCGAACCCCCGATACAGTTCCCCGTATACCCGCTTTCCAGGCGAGCTCCTTAAACCACTCGGACATCTCTCCATAGTTTATTAATTAGTGCATCAATTATTGGAATTTTATCTATATCATTTGTTTGCTGTAATACATTTTGTGTATTCTTCTTTAACTACCTATTAAGGTTTTCTTTTTGGCTTTTCTTAGATGCCTAAAAAATCTCTTTATGATGTACGGACTGATAGTCTTGATATATTCATAGTTTACATTATGAGGAATCATTCTGTCCTTTAAAATAGGCAGATAGCTCGATACACATCCTCTTTTAGGGTCTATTGCTCCTATGTAGAGATTCTCTATACGTGAATCCATGATTGCCCCACTACACATGATGCATGGCTCTAGAGTAACGTACATATCACAGCCAACTAGTCTCCATCCACCTAGATGCTTAGCTGCTTTTTTTATTGCTATTAGCTCTGCATGTCCTAGAGGATCTTTATTTTGCTCCCTATTGTTATGAGCTCTTGCTATGATTTCTCCATCCTTGACTATTACGCATCCGATTGGAACCTCATTTATGCTATAGCTTTTTAAAGCTTCTTTCAAAGCTTCTCTCATAAAAAAATCTTTATTCATCATAAATCGCCTCGTATCATTTTATACAAAAATCCACTGATTGTCAATAATATTGTAACCTTTGACCCTTGTAATGACCTCTAGGTTAGTATACTATTAAATTAATAATTTTTTAAATATTTTAGAGGAGAACTTTATATGAAGAAAAACAACATTTTATTTAAATCTTTTCTGCATAAGCTCGGAATTATCACTATTATTCTCATATCAATTTTTACTTTTTCTTATGGTTCATCTCCAGTGTATGCAAACCACAGCATAGGTGTCTACATAGATAATAAGCCCCTAAAAATGGACGTTCCTCCTATAATAAGAAGTGGTAGAACTCTAGTTCCCATTTCTGCTATAGGAAATGCTCTTAGCTGCAAAATCACTTGGAATGAGCGAAATCAAAGCGTAATCATAAGAAAACAAGCTTCTATTATAAGGCTATCTATAAATAGCAAGCTAGCATATATAGATGATAATCCTATGCATCTAGACTATCCCCCTATAATAGTGAATGGTAGAACTATGGTTCCTCTTAGCTTTGTTGCAAATGCTCTGAATTACGATATTAAGTGGGACCCTGTTCGTATGAATGTATATGTGCACTCTGACCCTGTTAATATGACTATGGCAGAAGCTAAAGCTGCTGATAGCTCAATAAAGGTACTAGATATTACTACCCTAGAGATGAATATCGATGGTCAAATTAAAAAAGTTCAGCTTGCAAATGTAGTGTGCTCAAATGAAGACAATAAGCTTTTAAACACTGGTGGAGCTTGTATCTTAGGCAGTATTTCAAATCCTAAGCTAGATGAAATTAAAGAGCTTTTAGCTTCCGGAAATGTAAGCATAAAGGTTACTCAAAATCTAGATAAAGACACTGTAATAGCAGAGGTATATATAGACGGAGCATCTTTAAGTCAGCTTCTTATAGAGCTAGGATATGCAAATAGTATAAATAATTAA